TCAAATTAACAGGAACGGCTACTAATTCTGATGGTAGCACTACTGCTGATTTATACTTAAGAATCTCATTTACAGGTTGATAATATGAAAATAAATGTTAATATTCCCGCTGGTGTGTCCGGTGATTTTGAAATAGCCCACTACACTAAAGACACAACTGATAATAGGTGGCCTCTTTATTTACTTCATACCAATGAGGCTTATGATAATTATACTGTGTTATTAAAAAAAGGCCACAGTATGCCGTTAATGCAAGACTCAGAAGCAGAATACAACGACCACCAATGGTTGTGGGATAATGCAGAAGGAGATGTAATTATTGGTGGGTTAGGCGTTGGTTTAGTTAATCATGTTTTAATAGATAATCCAAATATTACATCAGTTACTATCATTGAAAAGTATCAAGATGTAATAGATTTAGTATGGGATAATTGCCCTAAAGATGAGCGTTTTACTTTAATACACGCAGACATAGAAACATGGGAAATACCTACCGATAGTCAATGGGATATTGGTTTTTTCGACACATGGATTTCAAATGATGATTGGGATTTAGACGAATACAAAAACAATATGATAGAAAAATATGGTCCTTATATTACAGAAATAAATGGTTGGTGTTGGTAAGTTTATTAGGAAGAAAAAACTACCACATATCATGGAACACCCTAATTGGTTATTATACGAAGGAGTCCTTAGCGAAGAAGATTGCGAGCGTTGGATTGAATTAGGCCGACAAGCACCAAAGCAAGAGGCCAAAACATTCAGAACAGGCGAAGGTGAGTCTGATGCTCACCGCAAAACAGACATTAGGTGGCTACCTAATGTTGCGCCATACTCCGAGATGCACGACTTTTTAATGAAAGTTGCTATGGATGCTAATAAAAGATTCGGTCTTACTCTTACAGAATTACCCCCATTACAATTTACCGAGTATTCAGATGTAGGACACCACTACGGAATGCACCACGATATAGATTGGAATAGGCAAGACGGCAAACACAGAAAGTTAAGCATTGTTGTGCAACTAACCGACCCCGAAGATTACGAGGGAGGAGTATTGTCTTTTGCTCACACACAAAACCCCGACTCCGAAGCACTAATTAAGCGAGGCTCTATCATTTGCTTCCCATCATATTTAGAACACGGAGTATCCCCTATAACATCGGGTTCAAGAACGAGTCTTGTAGGGTGGTTTGAAGGACCACGCTGGCGATAGTTTGACTAACCATTATCTCTTAATGTTAATGTGTCTAACAATAGAGAGTCGGTGGGTATCCTTTTTGCATTAGTGGTAACTATAATACTTCTTACACCTTACATACCACATGGCCCATCAGACGGAATTGTTAATCCTTTTTCTTGCAAAAAAATAGAAGGGGCAGTAGTATTAAAGGAACACGATGAAGAAGGACACAAATTGTATGTTGAGTATTTTGTTGCTGATGAATGGGAAGGAAGCATAGTCTATGTATCCAATAATACTTATCATTCTTTTGAGGAAGGGGATACTTACGAGCAGATAGTTTGCGACATTTTTGAATACGAAAATATTTTGCAACAAATCGAAGACTTGCAAAATGTGGGTATTTTAATACCGCATAACGGTTAAAAGGCGCACAAATAGTAGTTTGATTAGTGGTGAGTAGGTGAGAGAAGGTAAGATAGTATTCACACCCCCCGAAAGATGTTATACACGAGTTATATTGGAAGAAACTCCACATGGCTTTAAGGTATATCGAGTAGGAGAGGAGAGGCCCTTTACAGTCATTCCCCATTCGTCAATTAAACAAATAGAATATAAGGAAAGTGAAATAAATGCAAGATAATAATACAACTGCTGAATGTTTGGTTGATTGCTTAGAAGAGTCATCCGGACTATTAGATGAATTAGAAATTATATTGGTTGCTGGGTTGGCGTTACTCGGTATTGCGGCATGGGCCGTTAATAAATACAAAACTCTTAACGCAGACGGCAAGATAACTCTTGACGAAATCCTCGATTCTGCGGGTGAGGTTAAGGAAAAAGCCGCAGAAGCAAAGGCAGAATTGAAAACTATCGAAGATGCTTTAGAATCCCGTAGCGTAGCAGAATTAAAAGAAATGCTAAAGGAAAAGGGATTAAAGGTATCCGGCAAGAAGTCCGAGTTAATTGAAAGACTAAAGAATAACTGAGTTGGTTTAGATGGCGTATTATTGTTCTGTTGCTGATGTAGGCCAAAGACTCGGCCTCGATTCTGCACAAAGAACAAGGGCAAATAGTCGTATTACAAGTGTTATACGCAGGGCTACAATAAAAATAGACCAAATCTTTAGAGATTATGGAAGAGATGCACCATCAAGAGAAATAGCATCCACTACATTAAATGGTGCTATATCAGCCAACGCAACCACAATCACATTAACTTCCGCATCTTCATTTAGTAGTGCTGGTAATGGTAATGTGGATGGAGATTCCTTTTCATGGACCGGCAAATCTTCTAATGACTTAACAGGTGTTAGCGGTATTTCATTCGACCACCTATCCGGAGTTACTGTCGAAGAAGGAGAGTTTGCTCATGTGCTTAGAGAGATATGTGCTGACCTTGCTTCTTCTTATTATTTACAAGACGATTCTGTATTTCAAGAAGGCGGTATGAGAGATGGTGGCCTAAGAAGCAATACTTTAGGGTCAAGAGGCAAAGAAAATCTTTATCGCCTTGCTCATCTCGGAAGTGTTGATTGATGCCGTATATTCGCCAACTTGCACCATATACTCCTCGTTCCGGAGGCGGAAGGGATAGTAAAGGTTCAGCCGTTCAGTTTAGAGTAGGCTATTACGATAGAGGTTTGATAGATGCCTTAAAAGGCTTAAAAACACAATTTGATACAAGAAAATGGTTGCAAAATGAAATATACGCATTTTTAAAAGTTGATGTTATACCCGACACAAAAGACAAATTACAAGATAAACAACCGGAAACATTCAACAAAATACTACCACCAACAAGAAAGTTTAAGCAATCTAAGAGTATATACAGAAGAGTTGCTGATTCTCTCGATGCAGAAATTGATGGTGATGTTGTAAAAGCGGGTTCTAAACCTTTCCCCTTTGGTGTAACAGGACAAAGACAAGACCCCAACACAAAGAAAACTATTGCTCAAATCGTTAAGAGAGGTATGAGGTCGTTTATGTATAAGAAAAGTGGTGGGAGAAAATACAATAGGTCTTTACCACCTACTGTAAGGTCTTCGATAAAATACGGTAATAAGATAAAGAGTAGCCCACCTAAGAAAACAAAAATGGCTCAACCTACTTACGGTGTATTTTCTTCAATAGGAATGCAAAGAGCGAGAAAGCATCCGGGCTTCAAAGGTCGCCAAAGGTTTGATTATGTGGAATATATGTCTAAGAGTATAAGAGGCGATAGGTTCAAGAAACACATGGTCTCAAGAATTGAGTTTTTGGGTGGTATTTACGGATTTAAGGAGAGGGTATAATGGGAGTATCGGCAAGAAATCACTATTGGACTTCAAGAACAAACTTAGCAGACCCAACAAGTCCAAATGGTGCGGCTAATGAAGCATGGGCTCTTAATAGTGGTTCGGGTAGTGGTGGTTCTGCAAATAATGATAATTGGAGAGTTACAAATCAAATATGGAAAGTTGCAAAAGGAGACAGTAATACGCTTCTTGCAAGTTTTAAAATAGTTGCAAAACCCGATACATCAGAAACGGTAATGGCTATTGATAACGGAACACATAGAGCAGAAGTGCAAATAACATCTTCTCTCGATTCTATAAGTTTAGTTGGTTATTCGACTGCTACTAAGTCCGATTTAGATTTAGATGTATCAGAACACGCATCAGTTCCGGTTCTGTTAAGACTAACTTTAGATTCAAGCGGCAACGCAAGGCTCTATATTGATGAAATTATAGAAGATGACGATGCAAACACACATTATTTATCCGTAACCGCATCTTCATCCACCAGCGAAGGTGTTTATTGGGGTAATACAACAGGAACATTAGATTGGTCTATCGTTTATCACACATCACAAGGGGCTTATTCCCCCGATGAATTAGATACAAGCGATTTTATCAACTTTGCATTTATTAGAACCGCATTGAAGATTATAGAGGTTCTAAAGGATTCAAAGAGATTCTATTTGAAAAACCATGTAACCGATTCTGCTATCATATATGGGTATGACCTATCAAGCAATATGGTTAGTAGGCTTAATCCACCAACAGTCCATGTAGTTACAACTACCGCTACTTCACCGGAGTTTAATACATTATCCGGTGCAAGAACAGACCAAGATTATTCGATAGATGTTTATGTTACTACACGAGGAACAGATTATAGAAACGCATATCGTTTAGGTTTATCTATAATGGGCGAGGTGTTTGATGAATTATACACCAATACGGGCTTAGATTCCGGAATTGATAGCCTAATTGGATACAATTTGATATTCGACACAAAAATGGATGATGACGAAACTATTTGTGTGCATCAACTCAACTTAACCTACATGAAAAAGGTAAATATGACCCGCCGAGAGGTATGAGAACCGTTAAATATCACTATTTATGTAGTAAATCCGTAGGGGATATACCATGACTACATTTGCAAATAGATATGTTTCCGTTGCCGTTGAACACGACTTCGGAGACGCACAAGCCGCTGACGCTTTCGGAGAAGTTGATGAAGAATCATTTAATGAGACTTTTGATGTTTTACAAAGACCGGATATGAACAGATATGGGGCTCAGAAAGCCGTTGATTCAAAGCACTATGCTTCGGGTTCTTTTTCTATGCCTCTCCAACCGGACCAATTCACCATGATTTGTCTTCATGGTATTATGGGAACACATACTCCGGGCGGAACGCCCGGTGTCCATGATAATTTAGAAGAATTATCCACCGGAGAGTTGCCTTCATACACATTTAGAATTGGAAGAGACGATAAAGAATATACCTTTGCAGGTCAAGTTATTGAATCTATTAGCGTATCATCATCCATAGGAGAATATGCTATGATGACCGTTAATACTACCGGATGCAAGGCACAACACAAAGCATCTGATGGTTCAACTATTTCTCTTGGAAGTCTTGCTACTCCGACTTATACATACACCGGAGATGCGGCACACTTCGTAGGTGCTTTTGTTAATTTTGAAGACCTTGCAACAAATACTGCTTACTCAAAGTTAGTGCAATCAATTGACTTTGAAATAAGCACTAATAGAGATATGGATAACTCATATACTCTCGGTTCTGATACTTGCGTTAGAGCCCCACCTATTCAACTAAGAGAAATTAGCGGTTCGATTACATTTAGTAAAGCGGTTCTTTCAAGTGATGTAGCCGTTGATGAGCCGGACTTTATTGATTTGTTAGGAAGCGGCTCTTTCCATCATGGAACAGCATCAAACCCCGCAATTTCAGTATTATTCCAAGTTGATGCGAATAACAAAATACGATTTGATTTCTTCAAGGTTCATTATGACGCACCACAAACTAATGTTAGTGGTCGTGATACTCAAACAATGACTATTGGTTTTACCGGACTTTACGATGAAACAACAACAGATATGATGGAGATTCTGTTTAGTAGTGAAGACACTACACTTAAAGGCGGCGGCGCGACAGACATAGATAGTTTGTCCTCGTGATTAGTATAGATTAGATTTAGTATAGAATAGAGTTGAGAAAAGTATGCCCGTATTGCAAAAAGAAATAGAATTAGATGATGGAAAAAGAATCCTCGTGCGCCAAGCATCGGGGATGGAGCGCATTGAAATAGAGGCTCGTCAAGCACGAGTCTTTAGAAAGGTTCGTCATTTCGGTCCGAATCCTATGGAATGGACCGATGAACAACAGGAAGAGTTTGCTGATTTGATAGATGAAGCAGACGCAGGGCCAACTTCTCAAATGAGAGATTGGATTCCAAATTGTATTCTCTCAGAAGGCGTTGATATAAATACACTTACAAGTGCCGAGTTACAAAAGTTACTCTCCTTTGTTAGAGGAGACGATGAGGAGGGTGGAATCCCTTTATCGAGTTCCTAATAGTAGCCCCCGCATTATGTTCGACATTTAAAGGCGTTCTTCCGAGCGATTTAAGGTTGAAATATGGAGATGCAGGGGGAAGACATTTGTTGGAAATAGATTTAGCGGTTGCAGGTGAAATAGCAGATAGAATCACCGAACAAACAGAAGAAAGCCGCAATTCCCCCGCTGCACAATCCCGCAAAGCACGAAAGGCCGTTGAGAAACGGCAACGAATGGATGGTAAAGGCTTAGGGGAATTGTTAAAAGACACCTTCGATAATAAAGAAGGTGAGTAACGATGGCTTCACGGACCGGCTCGGCACGAGTATTCTTTGAGATTGTAGGTCAATTTCAAGCCGAAAGGCTACTTAAAGATGCAGATTCCGCCGCAGTAGTTACAAAAGCAATTTGGCTGGATGCGGCAGGTGGTATCGTTGAAGCCTTTGAGTTTGCCTTTGATGGTATAAGAGACCTTGTTGAAGAAAATATAGAGTCATTCAAGGCATACGAAGAACAACTAATACAGGTAAGAAAGTTTTATCAAGGCTCAGAAGAAGATATTATCAAGTTTGCTGATGCTTCAATGTATCTCGGAGAAACCTTTGCCTTTAGCGGTTCAGAAGCATTGAAAGCCGCCGCTCAAATGGCCCAAATGAAAACTGTTTTAGGAAGCCCCGAAGCGGTTATTGCTGGAACAGAAATGGGTTTGCTTTTTGCTGAAATAGGTAATATGGATACCCAACTTGCTATGAAGCGTATGACGAGCCTAATGCAACAAACCGGATTTGCTTTGGGTGGTTTAACTCAAGCACAGTATGATAATCTCGATGCTCATACCCAAGCACAAGTCGTAATGAGCAACACAATGAGAGTATTAGACCAACTTAACACAATCGAAAACTCTTCTGTTGCGACAATGGAAGACATGACCTTTGTTCTAAACCAATTCTCCGCACAGGGTAATTTGGCTGGAGAATCAATGGCGAGTATGGCGGCATTTGCCGCTATTTTGCTTGAGGCTGGTGAAGAAACAAGTAGGGCCGGAACAGGTCTAAGAATGATTTATTCAAGATTAGCAGTTGATGGAGGAGACGCTTCCGAAGCAATTGCAGAAGTTGTGCCTCATTTAGATGCAACTACCGTATCCACCATGTCTTTAAGTGGTGTTCTTGATGAGTTAATACCTTATTATGTTCAACTATCAGATATTGAAAAGGTTAGACTAACACAAGCAATAGCCGGTAACAGGCACTATGTAAAGTTGCAAAAAGTTATTGAGAACCATGAAAGATATATTACATTAACCGGTATGGCTTATTCCGGAACATACGGGGCAGTTGAAGAGTTTGAGAATCGTCAAGAATCTATGAAGTTTAAGATAGATAAAGCCAATGCTATGATTGAAAATCAAAGGGCTTTAGTTGGTGAAAACTTAGCAGAAGCCTATGTTAAATCATTAGAGCCACAATATCAATTTTTAAAATTATTGGAAAGAAGCACCGAAGAATCCGATAAGTATTCTGCATCATTAGGTGGTCTTGAGGTAAGCGTAAAAGACACACTTGAAAATATTATGCTTCTCGGTGCAGTAGTTGAACAACTCACTTTACCATTAAACTTTGTTATGGGTCTCGGAAACATACTTATTTCCGCTCAAGCCTTTGGCGCAATCAATAGACAAACGAGGGAAATGCAATCTTTCCACACGGAAGCCTATGGCCGTAGGGTCTATATGATGGAACAAGAAAAACAAATGAAATTAGCAACTTTATTTGATATAGAAACTGCAAGTAATGCTTCTCATAACCTTATAATGCAACAAACTTCACAACAAATTGGAATTAAAAAAACTCAAGCACATAACGATTTCGCATACGCAAGACAACTAAAGGCTCTAAATAAAGGCTTAATAGAAGACCAAAAACAATTAGATATGACTAAGCCTAAAGATGTAGTAAAAAGTGTTGAATTACAACAACAAATAAAGGCCAATGAACAAATTATATTACAAAAAACGGAATCATCACGATTAAAAAAGGCCGAGTATGATATAGAAAGAGCCGTTTATCAACAAAGAGCATCTTATGAAAAAGGAATGCAAGCCTATTACAAGTTAAGTGTAGGACAAAGAGCAAACCAAGTAAAGCAACAAAGAGCATTAAGCGGTGCAATACAAAATACATACAATAATATGGCTAATGAAGTAGTTGTATTTAGGGCTCTAACAGAAGAAGAAATAAAGGCCATAACTACAAGAGTCCAAGCAAACCAAGTTAAGGCAACAAGCATCCAACTTCAATTAAGCGAGGCGAGAATAAGACTACAAACTGCTAAATTAACAGAAGATGAAATAATAGACCTACAAAGGTTAATTCTTAAACACGAAGAACATCTAAGAAACTTAGGTGAAGAAATAGCAAAAGACCAAATCTTAATATCTGCCGACAAACAAAGAATAAACAACATAAAGCAAGAGGCAGTTTCGACAAGAGTATTAACTCAAGTATATGATAATTTACATGGTTCAAGAGAAGCAAATAATAGAACGCTAAGACAATCGGTATCTATAGGAACGGGTCTATTGGGTCTTTATTCCATGACTGCTAAATCATCTAAAGATATGGAAGCCGCCATGTATGGTATAATTATAGCACAGGGTCTTTATCAAGCCGCCATGTGGATTTCAAAGAAAAGAACCGATGGTTATACTGCGAGCGTAATTATGGCTCAAATGGCTACTAATATTTTTTATGGTGCATTAGTAGCAGTAGTTGCATATATAGGTGGTAAAGCAATTGCAAATGCTCTTAACCTAAGTAGTGCCTTTGATGACTTATCATCAAGCACAGAAGCCATGACTGCTAATTTTGGAGATTTAGAAAGTGTCTTGAAGGATTTATCAATGAAAGGAGACGAGTCTGTTTTAAGCGGGATTGTTGATGCGACCTATAACGACTTAAGAGCAAGCGAACAATTAGCAAAAGAAAGTGAAGAAGTATTACAAAATCAAGTAAATACATATTCCGATATAATGGATAATTTTGCTGGCGATAAAGGTTCTGCTGAATATCAAAGTGCTTTTAGACAACACGGAATAGCAAGTCAGACTCTAAAAGAAGTTCAAGCAATAGTCGAAGCACATAAAGGGGCAAACCAAATCTATACTGATTATGTCGAAGGTGCTATGTCCGATTTTGAATCAACAAACTATGCCCTTACAGAAGCATATACTGATTTTATTTTACAGAATGATTTGTGGGATGAAAGAAATACTGATGCGGCCTTAGCAAATCCTATGTGGGCTACACGAGGTCTGCCCGCATATTATAGAGATTTAGAAAACGGAACAAGAAAATATTATCACACTTATAGTAATTTACAGGCTGATTTGAGAAAAGAAAATATGTTATACGCACAAGATGTTGAACAAACAGGATTAGCATTAGCGGCATCTTATGATATATTATACGGTTCAGTATTAGAAGCCGTTGTTTCCGGTGAAGGAGAAGTAAGAGATGTAGTCAGTAGCGCATTAGACCAAGTGAATGAGTTTGCAGACGCAAGAGAAGAATTGTTTTTCGGAAGTCAAGCAAACTTTCAAGGGGCAATATACAAACAAATTACACAAGGGGGAGTTGAAAGTGTTTTGCATAGAGTTGAAATTATACAACATAACCACTTTAACGGTATGACTTTACCGGAAATGGTAAGCCAAGTTACAGAAGGAGTAATAGTTGAGATGAGAGGACAAGGTGTGCCGATATGAGAACCACATCAAATACACTTAACATTTGGCTTGCCGGATATTATGATGATTTTATGTCTTGTAGGTCTGTTCCCGATGATAGCAACGCTTCAACTGTAAGAGATATAGACCATACCGCAACACATCACGGAAACCCAATGAACGGAGAAGCAACGCTTAATCCCCGTTATAGATACTCATTACCCGACAGGTCTCAACTTGCAACTTATGAAAGTGCAAATGATAATCTTACAGCAGATGTATTTTTTGCAACTTCTTCTGTTGCAACTATTTCTAATTCGGGGATACACGAATGGCTTACCCTCGACACAATACGAAGAGGTTATAATAATTGGGAAGGGCGAGCGCAGTTGCAATATCCGGATTCAAGGCGTGGCTCAAGACAACGATTTAATGGGGCGGCTGGTGATTCCTACGAGGCTTTTGTAAATGGACACGATACAAGAGGCGTTTATTACGCTCCTCTCGGAGACATTGATTCCACTATGGGAAGGTCTCGTGTTATATCAAGGGCCGCTCGTGATAGCAATTCGACAATGTATATCGGTGCTGGTTCTCACCAGCAAGCAGAAAGAGCCGGTCATACTACTACTCATTCAATATCTCTTGCAAGTATTTTATCCGGCGAAAGAACAGACAAAACTACTACATCATCGGGGGCAAATAGAGGAAATGCAAGAAAGCACCTATACCCTCTTCGTTCTCCCGCAGGGCAACCGTTTTTAATATCAAAACTCCATCAAAAGGAAACTAATACTTCCGGAGGAAATAGATATAGGATTCTAAACTATGATGGTAAGATGCAGTTTTCCGGACTCGGTGATACATTTAACATACGAATGGCCTCGCATACATTTGGTGATTGGGCGGGGCAACAATACACGCTAAAAATAGGTTATCCGAAGTCGGGTGGTTTTAATAAGAATACACAAGCATTTACCGGAACACCAGCAATAACAGTTAATATACCTATAAGTGATTTAGCAAGTGGTAATTTAGAAATAGACACCTATACCTATGGAAATAATAATAATTATTGGGATGATATAGATATAGTTATGGACTTTACCGCTCAAACATACAAAGTGTATATTGACGGCACACAATTAGGAGGAACGGGCTCTATGGCTGGAAGTTACCAGCCCGATGATATATTCGGCTGGTCTTTAGATGTGTATAATAGTAGTAGTTGTCCGGATGGTTTCGTTGATGCTATAACTTGTATTGATAGAGCCGCATTATATATCCCCCTTCAAGATGAGGTGCAATCAACCGATTATACTCCCCTTAAATCGTTTGACTACCAAGCAACCGCCAATTCACTAAGCACAATTTCTTTTACCATATCAGATGATGATAACAGGTTTGGTTTAACAGGTTTGCTTGAATCAACAGGATTTACAGAATGGTCGGCTTTAGTATTTAGAGATAATTTAGATAGACCTATATGGTGGGGAACGATAACCAACCTAAGACAATCACAAAATACCAATCAACAAACGCTTGATACTATCATATCAGCAGAAGAACAATTTGGTTTGATGGATAGACAACTTCCTATATGGGAGTTAGGTCAAGGTTCAGTATTGGATAAAGAAGGACACTTTGCTCTAAATACTGCTATTGAAAAGAATGCCGAATTAGTTGCAAATATGAAAGATATACTCTATACCGGAGGAATAAAGTTGCAACTAAATAACTCCACAATAGGATTTAACAATGCAGATTTTGCAACAGAAGATAACCAAAGAACATCATTATTGTCTTCGCATCCTATTCAAATGTATATCGGTGAAGATACAAACGGACCAAATGATACCGAAAAAGAATGGGAAGGGTATGGGTCTGCACGATGGAAGTTAGAAGAATCATTTGGTATGTTTCAAGGCTATATAGGAGCCGCCAATTTAACTTGCGTCTTACTATCAAGCGATACACTACATACAACAAGTAACACCATATCAACCACAAATAGTAGTGTTGGAGCGGCCAAAACCATTAGTAGTATTACTGCAATAACCAATCATTCCACCGCACCCGATGAGACACCAAGCATGAAATTAGCGGTATTAACACCAAATGATAGTTTAACAACAGGAGATAAGTTTTGTTCAACTTATGAAGTTATAGCAACTAATCCTTTGGATACAAGAAAGAAATTAGTTGAGTTTCAAACTACTGCAAATCATGGTTATAGTGAGGGGGATGAAATAAGATTTGGTATTAGGCGTAACTCATCCACAGGTGCTATTGATACAACAGGAAATATATTTGGTGGCGGTCAATATAGAATACTTGCCGTTCCTTCCACTACTAAGTTTCAAATTGAAGTAACTTCAACAACACTAACTACAAGTAGTGCAACAGGATTTGGAACGGGTCAAGTTTTACCTGTTTTGGTTTCGACTAATTTTAATTCCGGACAACTTACAAATAAACATCTTGTGTTTAATCAATCCGTTCTTGATTTTTGGAATGATTCTAATAAAGAAAAAGTATTTTATCGAAATGTTCATGCTAAATGGATGGATGATATTAGCGAATCTCTTTGGTTTAAGAGTAAGTTTGGGATTATTTCAAAGGAATGTTATCATACTGCCGGAAAAAATACCATTACAAATAATCCCGTTTCCCCTGCGAAGGCTTCAAGTTATTCACAAGATACTGCTACATTTACCGGTATATCTTCTATTAGCACTACTGCAACAAGCGTTACTTGTGATGACCCCGCTATATGGTATTATAAAGAAGCATTAGGAAAAGACGGGATTATAGATATAATAGACCCTGTTACAAATGAAAGAAATACTTTACTATTCGATGGTTGCACCGCTCCATCCGAAGCCGCTTTAACATACATACAACTCAATTCCGGTTCAGCAGTAACTATTGACGGGCAAAGTTGGTATAATGGATTTCAAGTATCCAATGAAAGTTTATCACAATGGGATATAGTAGTTCATAGTGGATTTGCTGATTATGAGTTAAATGGTGTGCATCAAGTAACAGGCATATACTCACAGACAGGAGGAGTTACAAAATATGTTGCAATTAAAATAGACACATTTACACCTAAAAAGGAAAACGCCGGATTAGTTACAACTAATTTATCTTGGTTTAACGACCCGGATGACTTTTACCCCCGTATTTGGTTCTATCAAAATGTTCAAAACACAAATGCTTTAGGAGGACTTACAAAAACACAAGAAGTTGTTATTAGAAAAAGTAGTCCGGTTATTAGTCTCGCTTCAAATAATGTTGCAACAAAAACAACAGGCGCAACAGGACAAGTGCATTACGGTTCATTTACTATTCAAAACATAAAGGGTCAAAGGCGAGCATGGACTGCTGGAGACTTTTTGTATAGGTTTAGGAAAATAGACGAATCAAATGGATACAAACACATTTGGTTATTATGGTCCGACATGAGAAATGATGGTAACGCAGACGCTAACAATTCCACCACAAAAAAGGACTTTGGTTTAGTTTTACCGACTAAAGAAAACTATAATGTTGATATGATTTTTGCAGACCAATTTGAAAGTAACGGAGAAAACTCACCATTTGCTTCACTAAAAATAGGAGAAGATATTGATATATGGAATGTGGATGCGGAGGTTGAACCTTACTCCGGTTCAGCATGGTCTGCGCTTGGGTCTAATAGTTACAAATTGAAAGATTTTCCGGGTAGCGTTCCATTTAACCCCTACGAAAATTGGGAAAGTAAAGGTGGTGCGTTTTTAATTATTGACTCAAGCAGATTTTTTAATATGAATACTGAATCGAGCGGAGGAAGGCCCGGATATACAACCGGAGGTATGGCTCACTTTGATGACTACGATATACCTATTGCCGGAACGCCTTATTTGTTAGATGCGTATTACAAAAAAGCAGTATCGAATTACAAAAATAGCGGAACAAGTGTTGATGGAACAACCACTACTAATTTTGCAAATCACGAAAACCAACTTAAGTTTATCAATGATGCCGCAACACCTATTAACGATATAGGTTTTGAGGATAAAACATTAGAATTAGATGACGCTACTAACTTTGATTTCGGGGCAACAGACGGATACGGAATAATACTTGCAACTAAAGGAACAGGAAAAGATAGTGAAAAGTATTTGTTTGGTCTTAGGTGGAATACCGTAACCGGTAACACACTAAATAATGTTTATATCAATGACCCAAACCTTACTGCAATTGACCCTCAAGCAATTATTACTTCGTTAGACGAAGACTCCGCATTATGGTCGAGCGGGTCAAGAATGGATATTGCCCTTAAAAGAGAATTAGGAGACGGTCAGACGCTAAATGAAAATGGATATGACGAAATCGTTGTGTATAACACACCAGCCGCACTATACGGATTTAGAATACTAATGAATGTTGATGGTTATATCGAGTTCAAAAACGGAGGAACATATTATGATAGTGATAAAATAAGAATGTTGCAAAATATAGCCATAATCAATAATTGGACTAATAACTCCACTTTATCGTCTATACAAGATATTAACAATGTTCCACTAACAAGAAATATGACTACTACAAGAATTGCATATAGTTCCGGTGATACAGAAAACTTCGGTGCTATAACAGATTTAAGAGAAAAGACATTTGCAACAAGTATTCGGGATATAGTAAATACAAGCGGAGAAGGGTCGGATGGAACAAATATAGTATTTTCTCGTGTAGTGGGAAGAGACGGAAGGTTTGATTACAGACCCTCATATAATTCCGGATTTACTTTTACAAGAAATAATATGGTAAATAGTGGATTAAGTGTTGATAGCAGTTCAATTATTACAAATATTAGAGCCTTTTACAATGGCGGTCAATCATTTGTTGATTACCCTAAGCCATCAACAGGAACAGAAGCAAGATGGAAGGTTTTGGATTTGTCTTCTGTAAGAAACAGACAAGAAGCCGAAGCAATAGCAAAAAGAGAATATCATAAAGTAAAAACTTCAAGTATGTCTGTTAATGTTAAATTAAATAGAGAAAGCGGAGAAAATAATATAATGTTAAGTAACGCAAGATACGGATATATTGGAGATGCCGCCGTTGTAGGTTTATACGAAACAGATAGTGAAAAGTTTGGCTCTTCTTGGACTTCGCTATATGGAGGAATACCATTTACAGGAATAGCAAATGCTTTAGATGGAAATACAAATAGCACAGAAGTTACAAATGACTTTACTTTAGTTCCAATGATTGATGGAACAGGTAACTATTCTTCGTCTGCTATGCCGGGTCTTGAAGTTGTATCCGTAGTATCGAGCGTTCAAGCAAATGGTGTCGAGTCGCCTCTTTCTTGGGCTTCATCGTCTAATACTCTAA